ACCTCAGTAGCGTTACCAGCAGCAGTAGCTACAGCAGCACGAGTTAGGATTGAAGATGGTATAGCAATACCTTTGAATGATTGACCAGTATAACGAGCCTCGTTACGAGCTTCTTGGTCCATCTCTTTTACAAGACCTTCTAAACGACCAGTTGCAGCTTGATTCATAGCATCTTGGAAAGAATAGTCTCTCACTTCGCTAGGAGTGTTTTCTGTTACTTCTTTAACAGCTTTAGTAGCTTGAAGTTTCTCAAAAGATTCAGCACGAACTGCCATCTTATTTAACTCCTCTACTTTATCATTTAAAGAGTCAAAGTTGCTTTGCTCATCGTTAGATAAGTCACGACCTTCAGCAGATGCTACAAGTCCTTCCATCTTTTCGATAACCTCAGCTCTTTCCTCTTTGTAAGATTTTGAGTTTTTCATTTTATAGAAAATTAATATTAATATTTATTTTTCAAGATTCTTAAACGCATTTCATTGAGGGAGCGCTGTTTCAAATCTTCTTCTTCTTTTATACCCTCTAATTTTTCAGCCTCTAAACTTTCTTCTAGTTTTTTAGCCTCTTCTTTTTCTTGCCATTGTTCCATAGAACGTAAAGCGACAGAGCTACTAGCAGCATCATAAGCTGGATAAGTTACACTCGATACATCGTAAAGCCTAGATACTTTGTTAATCGTTCTGTAGTTAGTTCCGTCTTTTACCTCCCAAGAGTCATCCTCTACAATAAAAGCAAAGCTAGACTGGTTAATAGTACCGTCTTTAAGCAATTCGATTAAGTCTCTTGAAGTTGATACATTAGGATTTAATTTAGCTTCGTACCTTAATCCTCTCTCATCAACAGATAGTCTTAACGTACCGTTAGTAGTTCTAGCTAGTGGTAAGCCATCGTGATTAATTAAGAAACGTACATCGTCCTCTAAACGTCCTTCAAAAGCACCAGGAGCTATAAACTCTCTGAAGCCTCCTAAGTCATTTGACTCTGAATTAAACACAGCTCCGTAGCCTACTACTACTGGATTCTCTCCGTCCATTCTTAGCTCTAAGTCTTGGACTTCAAAAGTTCTTACTTCTTTATTTTTCATATTATTAGATTTTTCTTCTTTTTCTATTTCTTTTATCTTTCTTTTAGTCCAAGCAAAGCCTACATCTCCAGACCATAATGCCCAAGCTATTCGACCAGCACTAGGATAACCTTCGTCTCCTTTATAAAAGCCTTGACCTTCTTTGTCTACTTCGTGCCTACTAAAATAAGAGTACATTCTCTTTATTGTTTTGATACTAAGATTTACTCTGTTCTTAATATCTCTAGCTCTTGCAACGCCTACCTCTGTTCCACCACGTCCAAACTCCTCACGCCATTCTAAGCCTTGTGCAGCTTCGTCAGCCATCTCTTGAGTTGGCTTAGTGTTTATATCCTCTAACGCTCTGTCCTCTTCTAATTGTAAAGAGCAGATTGCTAACCTTTGGTCATCTTCATACTCCTCTACCATAGTATCATCAGCCATACATCTTTCGATGAACTCCTCGTTAGTCTCGTCTATATTTTTAGTAGGTATCGGCATCTATTCTTTGTCCTCCTCTTCTATGTCTCCAACTGGAGCAAAGTTTAACGGCATAAATAACTGGTCGCCTTCTGGACCTACTCTATTTAAGTCTTCCATTCGTCTAATTTCATTAATAGACAAAGCACCTATACTAGCCATCTCTCTGTAATAACTTGCACGTGAGGAACTATCTCCTCTTAGTAAAGCATTAGCATCTAGCTTAATAGTAAACGAGCCAAACTCTGTTTCTCTAAATAGCTTTCTGTTAAGCTCTTGCTCTACCATTACCATATAAGGCATAAGAGTAAATCTTACAAAGTCTATACTTAAAGCCTCAATAGATGAGTAGTTAGCAGCTTTCTCTAAGTGACCTATTAAAGATAATGGCACTTTAAATATTCTAGCTACTTCCTCTATCTGGAAACGTCTAGTCTCTAAAAGCTGATACTTATTAGCATCTATGTTAGTTTGCTCGAATGTCATACCCTCCTCAAGGATAGCAGTCTTACCAGCTACAAACGAGCCAGAGTAGTTCTGATTCCAAGAGTTCTTTAATCTTGCCACAGCTTCTTTACTTAGTTTGCCAGGATGTTTAATTACTCCACCAACTTGTGCAGAGTTTCCAAGATAACTATTTGCTGTATCGTTAGCAGCTATTGACGTTGCTATTGTAGTATTCTGTGCTTTCAATACGCTAACTCCCTCACAACCATTAAACGATAAGTTAAAGAAGTGTAACATATCTTCTTTCATAACTCCTATTTCATAGTCTTTGATGTCGTAGTATATTTGTCCTTCGTGCTTAATTACCTTAACGTCTTGTGGATTGATAGGTATTAATGCTATTGGTCTAGCGTTGCTATCTCTCTCAATATAAAAATACGCATTCCCCTCTAGTAATAAATTAGTCATAAGAGTATCTAGGAATGTGTACGGTGTCATATACTCGTTAGGATTACGAGCTAGTAGTCGGTAGATTGGATGGCTGACGTCAGTAATTTTATCGTCATCCTCCTCGACTCTGTAAACTTTTATAGGTAGACTAGCTATTGATTCGCTGATAACTCTTACACACGCAAAGACTGCGCTAAATGTTAATGATGTATCTCTAGTAACTGCTGTTCTGTTGGCTGCACCATAGCCACCAAAAACTGCTTTTAAGAAGTTATCTCCTCTCTTCTCAGAACGGAGGAAGTCAAATAGTCCCATAAATAATTTGTAATTACTTTACAAAGATAAGAGAAATCGCAAAAGTGGACGACTAAATCCAGACTATTCCTCTGTCATCATAAGTAGAATTGTCGCTGCTATCGTCATTCATATAACAACCTAAAGCCATAACAAGTGCAACCATAGGGTCAATACGCTCTGTAGACTTTGATTTATCGAGCTTGATATTTTGTGCTGGGTCTGTTTTTATAGATATATTAGAGCAAGACCATCTTAGAACTTTGTGTCCTCCGTGATTTATTTGTTTACTTAAAACCAAAGTTTCCAGCATTTTTGAAGGAGCGCTCATTGACGCAAATCCTTGGCCGAAAGGCTCACAAGGTAAACCTTCTTCTAATAAATCTAAAATAATTTGACTACTATTCCATCTATCGTAGGCTATCGACTTTATGTTTACAATTTCAGCTACTTCTTTTATTCTACGCTTTATGTAGTTATAGTCTGTTACATCGCCCTCTGTTAGCTCCATCAATCCCTCTTTCTCCCAACCTATGTAGTCTACTTGGTCTCTTCTACTTCTTATATATGCATTTTCTTTTGGAGCAAAGCAAAAGGGTATTACAGTAAACCTATCATCTTCTGGAATGATTATAACAAAGGCAGAAATATCTCTAACTGTTGCAAGGTCAAGTCCAGCGTAAGCTGTCATTCCTTTATAATCCTCTAAGTTGATTGGAGCTTTATTACACTCCATCCATTGCTGGTCTGATAGCCATTTACTAGCTGATGACATCCATTGTCCTAGATGTAACATTCTGAACGTATTTTCGTAGCTAGGTAGCTTGATAGCTTTCTCTTGCTCTCTTTTGAGATAGTCTAATTTTACAATACCAGTTTCTATTCCTGGATTGGCTATTCTTAATGCTTCCTCTGTTGTCCAGTCTGTTTCTAAATCGCAAAAGTATTTTACATAATAAAAAGAATCATCCTCTATAATTCCCTCTGATACTTTACGACCATACTCCTCAGTCTTATAACAAATAGATTCTCTATTATATCCTGGAGTAGTAATGGCTATTGTCATTGGCTGACGTCTACTACCTACCGAAGTAGTCAAGGCATCCCATAGGCTTGAGTCTTTCTGTACAAAGAACTCATCCATACAAATAAAACTAGCGTTATATCCAAACTTAGAACTTGCCTCAGAACTGATAGCTTTAAATGCTGAGTTACTTTTCTCGTGTATAATAGAGTTCTTAAATACTTTTAGATTCTTGTTTAGTTGATTGTCAGCTCTAACCATTCCACTAGCTACGTCAAATATAATACCAGCTTGTTGTCTATCTCCAGCAGCAATGTAACACTCAGCCGAAGGCTCGTTGTCGGCTAGTAACATATACAAAGCTATTGCACTTATCAGAGTTGACTTTCCGTTCTTTCTTGGTAGACATATATAAGCAGTTCTAAATCTTCTTAGACCACTATCTCTATACTTCCAACCAAACAAATCTCTTACTATTGTTTTCTGAAATGGCTCTAACTTAAATGGCTGTCCTCCTAACTCTCCTTTGATATGCTTAATGTGATTCTCGATAAAGTAGACTACTCTATCGGCTGCCTTGTCATCGTAGTAAAAAGTCTTGTCCTCTTTAAGTTTCATTAGTCAAAGAAATTAAAATCGTCAGTCCTCTCCTCATCTTGTTCTGGCATACTTAGGGATGCTCTGCTTGATGGTGTGAAACCGAATTCCCTAGAAATTTTCATAGCATTTTGTAAAGCGTTTTGCATTACCTTGTACTTTGGAGCAATCTTACTAGACCTTAGTCTACCATCTTTGTCAACGGTCTGCTCGGTAAAGTTGCCTTGTAACTCTTGAGCTATCTCTCTATAAATACCTATCTCATTACAATAGGCTGCTAGTATTGATAAGTCTGTCAAGTGTAACATCTTAATGTTAGCTAGTTCGTTAGTGACTAAATCCCATTCGTCTGCACCTTGTTTATTGAGAAAGGAGGGAGCTGAAGGCATTGAGACAACTGCCGAAGTCTCCATCTCGTTTCCCACTAGTCGAGACTTTTCAATAGTACCTTTTAGCTCCTTTACTTTTGTTGGTATTTTTTTTCTCCCTCTCAAAATATTCTAGTTTGTGCTTGGTGGTTTTTTATTCTTTTGATAGCGTTGTCGTAGTATTCTTTGTCAAGCTCATAGCCAGTTAAATCGTAACCTAAGTTGTGACAAGCTATGGCTATTGAGCCACTACCTAAATGAGTGTCAAGTATTTTATCTCCTTCCTTTGCGTAGTTAATCAATAGCCACTCATACAGCTTTACTGGTTTTTGTGTTGGGTGTATTCTGTTAGGATTTTGTGGAGCAATTTCAATCCATTTAGATGTTGTTCCTAAATTTTCTGATAAACTAGCAACCTCTACCATTGACATTGTAAAAGTAATTCCTATTGTCTTTTTTTTCCAAGCAACAAACCCTTTCCATTGAGGCAATTCAAAATTATTAGCACCCCATATGATTTGCTCCTTACTTACTCTTTTTAATTCTTTAAAATATTCTTTTGATGGTCTACCCTCTAAACTTTTCATTGAGCCACTAGCTCTCATATCTTTAGTCGGCTGATTTGTATCTCTATAAGGTGGGTCAACTATTGCTAAGTCAAATTGATTGTCTTGCATTAGCTTCATAGCTTCCAAGCAATCTTGGTTATGTATTTTATTTATATCCATCTGAACTTAAACTGGTTTTAGTTTGATATATCTATACCCACACGATTTAGATTTAATTTTGCGTAAGAAAAATGAAAGC